ACTCTCTAGAAGATGTTATGGATGAGTCAAGTACAGACAAAGCCAGAGAAATGCTCGGTGCTACATTAGCTGTATTCGCTGAGACAGCTGGATCAGATAAGAGTATTGAAGAGCGTTACAATGATGCTGTTTCTGTAGTTGACGTATTACTTGGTATTGATAGCAAGACTGGAACCGCAGTGCCATTTGATAATAAAGGTTATCGTGGTGAAGGTGCGTTTAAACAGAAGCGTACAAAAGAAGGTAAAGTTTTATTTGTCAGAGATTCTGGTGTTGTGTTTAGCAATATAACATCAATAGAAATCAACGACAGAGTAACTAATAGATATGGTAATCAACTAAAAGGTGACAACCGTAAAACAGCTTTAATGAACTTAATTAGAGACCAAGTAAAAGATGGTAACGTAAGTTCTGACGACTATTATAATTTTCTAAATGGTGAACCACAGAACAATAGGTTTTTAAATCATATTGAAGAAGAACAGTTAGGAAATGTAAGTCCTGTAACACTAAAGAACGCCCTTAAATCTAAACTCAATGTAAAAGCTGGTGAAAAAAAGAAAGCTATACAATGGGGAGCTGCTGAATGGTGTGACTATCATTTAGGTCCTACAGCTAACGATGTATATGGTAAAGATTTACAAAATCAAGCTTTTGGAGTATGTATGGAAGCTTTGAAAAAAGATGCAGCAGTTCAAGGTATTGAGTTATATCAGTTATTACTAAATAAACAAATACGAGACAAATTTCTACAAAAATGAATGAAGAAGAAGACTTTTTAAAAGGTGTTGACTTTATGGCTCCGGAAGAAGAGGAGCCTACGTCTAAAGACGCTAACCCTGTCTTCGCTGCTCCTTTTGGATACAAATTTGGTAATAGCTCGGTGGATCTGAACATCAAACAGAATCACGACACTATGAAGTCTGAGTATGACAACTGGTGGAACTTACCAAGTGGTACAGAAAAGGACGAAAGACAGGAAAAATTTAATCAGAAATACTTTGGTATGTCTACTCAAGAAGTAAGAGATAACAAACGTCAAGTTTCTGCTAACACAAGTTTATATGGATCATCTAACCCATTAAAAATATTAGATAACGTATTCCAAGGTTTATCAGCTCCCGGATTAGGAACTGCTGACTTTGTTATGGATGCAGCTGGTGCTATTATACCCGGAATGGATAAAGTAGATGATGCGTGGGATAATGCTACAATGCTTGACAATCCTACACATCAAGCTATACGTCGTATATCATCACTTGTCGTACCCGGTATTCTAGGTGGTAATATGGTGCAAGGTGCATTGAATGCAAAGTTTGCTGGCGGTGCATTACTTAGTAAACCGTGGTTTGCAAAACTACTAGCTACTGGTTCAGCTCATGGTGTCATGGATATGGGTATTACCTATCTAAATGATATATCCGAAGAGCAAACTATGACTGATGACCTGAGTCAGATGTTTCCTAAAACATTCGGACCCGGCGGTAGATTACCTTTATTAGATTTTTTTAGAACTAATACAAGTGACAGTCCACAGATGCGTAAATTTAAGAACGCATTAGAAGCTGCACCTTTTGCAGTATTTGGTAGTGCTATAGGTGGTTATGCTGATCTAAGTAAAGGTCGTAAAAGTATGGATTGGTTTGAACCTTTAGATGAAGCATCCAAAAACTACAAGCAAACAAACCTATCATTAGGTGTTGATAACGACAGGTTAATTAGAATACAAGAAATAGATGAGTTACTTTCTCTAGGTAATGAAAACTTAAGTAGAGAAGTACAAGATATGTTACTTGATGAAAAATTAGCTCTTGAAGATCTAGTAGGTCGTAATCTAAATATGGATGATATAGCACGTCAAGAAGATGCTTTCAGAGCAATCGAAGATGATGCTGCAATAGAAAGAAAGATTAACAATCCTGACCAGCTAGAACTAGATATAAATGGACTAGATCCTGACCTTAACTCAGATGCACTTACTGATGCAGCAAAAGCTAAACAGAGTGTACCTCCCGGAAATGTAGCCAAGAACATGGCAGATACAACTGCTATTAAAAATGGTGATGACTTTTCGACTGGTGACCCTGCACCTATTATTACAGACTCTATGATAAAGAAAGGACTTATGGTAGGTCCTACATCACGTAGTACTGTGATGGGTGTAGCTGAAGAAGCTAGAGAGATAGGTAGATTTGATGCTGTTGTAGATGGTATCAGATTCTCAAGTAAAGAAATGAGTAGAGCTGCATGGGGTATCTTTAATGATATCATTGGAGCTGAAACTATGGATGATCTATACGAAGTATTCCAAGGTCCAAGAGACGTTAAGAATATACTTGGTGGATTGTTTAAAGTAGAATACTTACCAGAAGATGAAGCCCGTGGTGTTGCATTCTCTATTAAATATTTGTTTGATAGATTTTTAGGTAGACCTATAGCTGAATCATCTGCTAGAGTAATGGATACACTAGGTAGAGAGGTTGATACTATTTCTGGAGCACTTAATGAAATGGCTCCGTCTATAGATCAAGACCGTGCTATGAATATTATTATTCAGAAGCTTGAGTTTTTATTAAATGAGTGGGCACTAAACAAATACATATCAGGTTGGCAGTTAAAAAACAAAGACTGGTTTGACCAAACACCTCCGGCTACTGTAAAAGAAGCTTTAGATATTTTAACAGAGGAGTTTCAATCAGTAGAAAATGCTCTACATGCTAAAAATAAAAAGTTTACAGCAGAACTAAAGAGATTAAAGAAAACAAATCCAGAGGCTCTAAAACCTTTGCTTGATGCTTTCTCTCACACTAATGGTGACGTTGATACTTTAGCAAAGTTACACAAGTGGGCAGAGAGTCAGATGACACCTCTAGGTTTACTTAGAAGTCCTGACCCTAAGAACATGAACTTGTTTGCTAAGGTTGTATGGGCTGTACGTTACAACAATATGTTGTCAGGTATATCTCCATTTAACGCTGGACTGACTAATAGTTTACAGCTCCTAACTAAGACTCTAAACTTAGCATATGGACATGCTCTAACTATACCTTTTGCACCAAGAAGTGGTATCGAAGGTTTAAAACGTCTTGCATATTATAATACTTCTTTATTTGAAACAAACAGACGTGCTCTTACAGATGCGTTTCGTATGTTAAAAAAAGTAAATAATGATCCTAAAGCTCTGCTAAGTGCAGCTCGTAAAGACTTTGTATTTAGAACTGATAAGGAATGGAATATACTAGAGGACTATATTAAAGTAGCAGAAAAAGAAGGTAACTGGGGTAAGGCTTATCAATTTAAAGTTATGTCTAATCTTAAACAGTTATCACAAATGAAGGCTATGCGATTTGGTATGACAGGTCTGGTATTTCCAGATGTATATACAGGATCTACAGTTGCTACTCAGATATCACGTATGAACGCATACACAGATGTACTAGCAGACCAAGCTTGGCCGAACATGAAGATGATGAAAAAAGCTGAACTTGAGAACTATAAGAGTTACTTTGATGAAGACGGATTAATTAAGAATCAGGTTGTTAAAGCATTAACAGGTGATATTGCATTAAATACAGATGATGGTTTATCCAAGTATCTAAACGATGCAACAACAGCATATCCTGTACTGAAAGAAGTTATGGCGTTTCCACGTACAGCTTCTAACTATATGAAAGTAGGTTTATCATATACACCTATATCAGCTATACCTAACATGAATAAGTATGCAAAGACTATTTATGCTAGAACAAACTCTGAGATAGCGGCAGCTCTTAAAGAGCATGGTATAGATATGGCTACTACACGTAATGCTCATGTTTTATTTGAAGAGCTAAGAGCTGAGTATCTTGGTAGACAAGCGACAGCTAATACTCTTGTAGGTACATTATTTGCTTACGCTGCTAGTGGTAACATACGTGGTAATCTTCATTACAATGCAAAGATCAGAAGAGATCAGATGAGTCAAGGATTAGATCCTAAAACTATCTGGGTTCCCGGTTTAAACAAGTGGGTAAGTTATAAAGGATGGATAGGTATAGAACATGTACTTGCACCTTTAGCTGACTTAGCTTCATACATGAAAGATGCTGATGAGCACATTATAGAAAACTGGCAATCAAAGATCGCATGGACTGTCGGTGCTACATTTTTAAATGATACACCATTATATGGTCTAGAAAGAATATTTGATATACTTAATGGTAATCCACGTGCGGCTGCTAGGTTTATAGCCGGTGCTGCTAACTCTATGGTCCCTCTTAGTGGTGGATTGAATGTTATTGCTAACGCTATACACCAAGCACAAAGAGATATTGAAACTGATATTCCAGAGTTCTTTAAGAATAGATTACCAGTCTTAAAAGGTACAGTGCCTGCTGAGATTAATCCTATTGATGGTCTAGAAGTTAAAGATGCTGCTAATCCAATACTTGGAGCTGTTAACGCATTTAGTCCTATCAAGTTTAGTGATGAAGTAAAACCTTATATGCAGTTTTTACATGACATCAGGTATACTGGTTTAGGAGCTTTTGCTAAGGACAGTACAGGATCTTACGAATGGACACCAGCAGATCGACAGATTGTCTTTAAATACCTAGGTGAAATGGGTATAGAAAAAGAAATCATGAGAATTGCAAAGAGAGCAGATAATCAAAAAGTCATTAAAGATCTTATGGGTCTCAGAGCTAGAGGTGGTCCCGGTGAAGATACTATTAAGCTCAGAGCCAGACTTACACCTGTACATAGAGAGATAGACTTAATGATTAATAGATATATTAAGATCGCTGAAATGAGATATCTCAAAGATAAACCACTCATCCAACAGGCTATTATTAACGCCCAATTAGCTAAGGAAAGAATGAAACAAGGCAACATCGAAGGTGCAGAACAACTGCAAAAGAAAGATGCCGAAATCAAAAAATTAATTAAACACGGTAACTAAATATGAGTGCTGTTACACAAAATGACTATACTGGTAATGGTTCTACAACCAATTACTCTTTTACATTCCCATATCTTAAGGCATCAGACGTTAAGGCGTCTATAGATGCAGTCGATACAACGGCTTTTACATTAGCCAATGCAACGACAGTACAATTTAATACTGCTCCAGCTAACGGAGCCAAAATCAAAATATTCAGAGAAACCAGCGTTGACAATCTAACAGCTACTTTTTATGCAGGCTCGGCGATTAAGTCTGAGGATCTAAACGATAACTTTACTCAGAACTTATACGTAACACAAGAAGTTAACGGTCGTTACATTAGTTCCCTTGGTGGTACTATGACCGGTAACTTTAACTTAGGTGAAGATGCTGACATAGTATTTGAAGGTGCAACTGATGATGCACATGAAACTACACTAACAGTAGCTGACCCTACGGCAGATCGAACAATTACTTTACCTAACGTAACAGGTACAGTTATAACAACTGGAGATACTGGAACCGTCACATCAACTATGATAGCTGACGGAACAGTTACCTCTACAGATATTGCAGACGGAACTATAGTAAATGCTGATGTCAATGCGTCAGCAGCTATAGCCGGTACAAAGGTGAGTCCTGACTTTGGTAGTCAGAACATAGTTACGACTGGTACTGTAAATAGTGTAAATACAACTGAGTTAGCAATCTTAGATGGTGCTACTGTAACTACAGACGAACTAAATACACTTGATGGTATAACTTCTACAACAGCTGAGTTAAACATACTTGATGGTGTCACTGCTAACGCAACTGAAATAAATAAGTTAGATGGTTTAACTGCAACTACAGCAGAACTAAACCAAGCAGCTGGTATTACATCTGGTATACAGGGTCAGATAAATGGTAAGCAGCCACTAGACTCTGAGCTTACAGAACTAGCTACAATGGGTAGTGGTACAGCTAGCTCACTTGCTGATTTAACACAAGCTGAAGTACAAACATTAGATGGTATTACTTCATCTACATCAGAACTTAACTTACTAGATGGTAAGAGCGTAGTTACAACGATTAGTGGTAGTGCAACTGATGTACAACTACCTACAGCTCAAGCTGTTAACGAGCGTATTGTAGAAGTTGTAACAGAGGTAGGTGGTTTTGTACCTATAGCAAATGAAACAAGTTTTCCTACAACTAACCCAGACATTAATGATGGTGCTGGAACTATAGTTAGTATTAAAGCTTTATCAGGCAACCTTGTTGCTAACGGTAGTGGTGTAGCTACTATTTCAAATGGAGCTGGCTCTGGAAACAATGTAACCATAAATGGTATGGCAGCTTTTTCTATAATCGGTGCTGGTAAAGGTATTTTAGTAGAAACAACTACAACATTACATACCTATACTTTTCATAGAGAAGCTATTGATGCAACAGGTGTAAGTAATGCACAGACGCTTGTTAATGACTTTAACGACAGATACCAAGTAAGTGCTAGTGCACCTAGTACTCATCCAGACGGTTCAGCCCTAGGAGACGGAGACCTATGGTTTGATACAAGTGCTAACGTGATGAAAGTTTATGACTTAGGTAACACACAATATGATGCTGTAACCTCTGTTGGAGACTTTAAACTATTAACAGTTGTACCTGATGGAGCTACATCTGGCAGTCCTACATTTAATGGTAGTATTGTATCATATGATTTAAGAGATGGTAGTAATACAGCAGCAATAACAAGTGTTGGGCAACTAATAGTTAGCCTTAATGGTGTTGTACAGAAACCTAATTCTGGGTCATACAATGCAAGTAATGAAGGATTCTATCTAGAAGGAACTAACGGAATTAAGTTTTGTACAGCTCCCGCTAGTGGATCTAGTTTATTTGTAACTCAATGTGGATCTGCTGTTGGTATAGGTACACCTAATGATAACACAGTAACAGAAGCTAAATTAACATCTGATGCTGTAAGTGAAGCTAAATTAAAAGTAAGTAATAGTCCCGTTAATGGATACTTCTTATCAGCTCAGTCTGGTAACACAGGTGGTTTGACTTGGACTAATGCTTTAGGTACAAACTTAGATGTACTAACACATAAAGTTACTACATCAACTAACAATGGTAATGTACAGATAGAACCAAACGGTACAGGTGTCGTAGAGATACGTGGTGCTGGAGGTGCTGATGGTACACTACAACTTAACTGTTCTGCACAAAGTCATGGAGTAAAAATTAAGTCACCAGCACACAGTGCAGCGGCTTCCTATACTCTTATACTTCCTGTTAATATACAGAGTGGTTACTTTTTAACAACTGATGCAAACGGTCAAACATCGTGGACTAATAGTGCAGCTAACTTAACAAGTATACCAGCTGCAAATTTAACTGGTACACTCCCTGCTATAGATGGGTCGAATCTAACAGGTTTACAAGCTGGTGCGACTGGAGGTAACTCTGGAGGTAACGCAGTATTTTGGGAAAACCAGCAAACTGTTACACATGATTACTCAATAACTGCAAATAGAAATGCTGGATCATTTGGTCCTATAACTATAAACAGTGGCGTAACTGTAACAGTACCAAGTACATCTAACTGGACAATAGTATAATTATGTCAATAACAATAAACGGAAACGGTACTGTTACAGGTCTTTCAGCTTTACCAGCTTCAGCCATGTCAACAGGCTCTATCATTCAAGTCGTTTCTACAACAAAAACTGATACTACTACTGAAACACTAGCTGCTAATGCTGTAAGTGCTAATGATATTGGTGGTTTACAAGTAACTATTACTCCTTCAAGCTCAAGTAATAAAATAATTTTAACTTGTAGCCTTACAATGAGTAGTTACGATAATGGTTTTCTTTTTTATAAAGATGGTTCTGTGATTTCGGGTGCACTTGGTGATGCTGATGGTTCTAGACAAAGAGTATTTGCTGAACAATATCTTGGATCAGGTTACACTATGTTTAATTGCACACATCATTATATGGATACTGCTGGCGGTACTTCAGCAATTACTTATGGAATCAGAGTAAAAAATACACATAATACTAGCCGTACTTATGATGTAAACAAAAGTCAACAAGGTCGTACGAGTTTTCTTGGAGCTGACCTTGTAGGTGCATCAACCTTTACAGCAATGGAGATAAAAGCATGAGTATAAAATTAAACGCACAGTCTGGAGGGTCGGTTGCACTCGACGCTCCGACTCAAACAACAGGTAATGCAAACTTAAATTTTAAATTACCTGTAGCTGATGGTTCAGCTGGACAAGTATTAAAAACTGACGGTTCTGGTAACTTAAGTTGGGTTACTCTAAGTTCAGACTTTGTAAAATTATCAGGGGCAACTGGAACTAACCTTAATAGTGCACTTATTTTTGATAATTTAGACACTGCTACTTATAGAGCATTTAAACTTTATTTTGCAGTTTTACCTAATAGTACTGCTGATGGATACTACAATTATCTTAGATTTAGAACAGGTGGAGCTAGTGGAGCAGACGATAGTACAGCTAATTATAGCTTTACTTATAGTTATGGTTATCAAAATGATGGCAGCAGCACGATAGCTCGAATAGATAACACACAAGGAGGTGTAACACATACAGTTGGTAGTCAAGCTGCTGTAGAAGGAATGTCAGGTGTTATAGACGTTGTGTTATGTAGATCAGGTGATGGATTTAATACTGGTGGTGGTGGCTCTTTTGCTACTGGTCAGATAAATCAACATAACGAGGTCGAAAATTGGAGAGGTGGTTATTTTAATATCCAATACAACAATAGTAGTACTGTCAATCACACAGGATTTAAACTTTATACAGGTTCCGGTGGTACTGAAGTTGGTGGATATGCGAATTACAAGTATACACTATATGGATTAAAAGGATAATGAGTAAAATTATAACAGACGAAATACAACATTCTGCCGGTTCTATAAAATTTAGATTTAATACTACACTTAAATGTGCTGAAATCTATAACGGTTTTGAATGGACCCAGATTGGTCAAGCTTTGGCTGATGTTGACTACTTAGTAGTTGGCGGAGGCGGAGCTGGTGGTGGTAACTGGCGTGGCGGAGGCGGCGGTGCCGGTGCTTTAAGAACTTCCGTTGGTACACAAGGCGGAGGTGAAGCGGCAGCTTCTACACTAAGTTTAGCAAAACACACAGCACATTCAGTTATTATCGGTGCCGGAGGTACTGGTGTTACTGGTACACAAGGTAACAGTGGAGGCACAACTACTTTCGCAACAATCGTATCTAAAGGCGGTGGTGGCGGTGGTCGCTACGCAACCGTAAATGATGGAACTGAAGATGGACTAGGAAGCTCAGACCCCGGCGGTGGTTCCGGCGGAGGAGGCGGTGGCGGTACCAATACCGGCTCTGGTGGTGCTAGTGGAACTTACGGATATAATGGCGGAAATGGTGCTGGAAGTACTCCTCAATGTGGAGGCGGCGGCGGAGGTGCAGCTGCTGCTGGAAATAATGGAGGTTCTGGCGGAACAGATGGTGACGGTGGTGCTGCATTAGCAAATACAATTACAGGTTCATCAGTTGATTATGCTGGTGGAGGCGGTGGTGGTAACTACTCAAGTGGTAACGTTACTATTGGTGGTGGTGCCGGAGCCGGTGCTAGTGATGGAAATGCAAGTATAGCCAACAGAGGTAGTGGCGGTGGTGGCCGATCAGGAGATCACTCACACCCCGGTGGTGATGGTAGTTCTGGAGTCGTAATTATTCGAGTTCCAAGTACTATTACTGCAACATTTACAAGTGGTGTTACTTCATCATCTGCTACTGTAGGATCAAACAAAGTATATACAGTCACTGCAACTTCCGATAATTCTCAAACAGTTACATTTAGTTAAATGGCATTAACAAAAATAAATTCAGATGGCGTAGAAGATAACGCTATCACATCAGTGAAAGTTGCAAATGATTCTATTACTAATGATGATCTAAGCTCAAGTGCAGCTATATCAACAACTAAAATAGTAGGGCTAAGTAATTCTGCAACTACAGACACAACCAACGCTGCTAATATTTCATCTGGCACATTATCAACTGCAAGGATGGGTTCAGGCTCACCTTCAAGTGCCAACTTTTTACGAGGTGATGGAACTTGGTCTGCACTTTCTGTTGATAATATAGAAAGAAATTTAGCTCAACTTGCTTTATATAGAGCGTCAGATCACTCACAAAGTTTTTATAATCTTCCAAATGGGTATGTAGATACCTTTACAGATAATACAGGTATAGATACAAGTGCCAGTACAGGAGAACTTTTAACAAGTGGTTACTATACTGGATCTTCGTCTAGCACATCTAATGCTACAGGAGGAACTATAACTACTGTAAGTGGATATAAATACCATGAATTTACACATACAGGTGGATACAATGGTACTACAAGTCATAACTTTGTAGTTCCCGGTTCAGGAACTCTCGAGTATCTTATTGTCGGAGGTGGTGGACGAGGAGAAAGTTCACATACTGGATGGAACCAATCTGGTTACAGTAAAGGTGGAGGCGGCGGTGCAAGACAGCATAATACAAGTTTTTCAGCTACAGCTCAAACATACACATTAGTTGTAGGTGGCGGTGGTGAAGGTTGGACTTCTAGTTCTGTTAATGCTGGACAAGCCTCAAGCGGATTCGGTGTTACTGCTAACGGTGGAGCTGCTAATTATGTAACTGGTACAGGTATTGATGGTGCATACTACGCTAACTTTAGTCAATTCGGTTACTCAGTAAATACTTATGCTGGTGGACCGGGATGGTTTGGAGGAAGTGGCGGTTCTGGTCGTTCTGATGGCGGAACTGTTTTCTATGGTGGTAAAGGTGGTGGAGGACATGGTGACAATGGTTCACTAGGTGCTGCACAATCTGGAGGTAACGGTGTTGGCGGAGGCGGTGGTGGAGCCGGAGGGCTTTACGCTGCTGGAAACGGCGGACACGGAGTTGTTCTTGTTCGATACCAAGAAAATGCTTTTACTACCACTATTGAAGGTGGTAATATGTCACTTCAATCAAACACAATAACCGCATCTTCAGCTACAACTAAAGTTTCCTTTATAGCAAACATTGAAGAAGCTACTGGTAATACCGATCTAGATACAGATATGATAGCTTACGTTAGTACTGATAATGGTTCTAACTGGACTACCTTAGATTTAGATAAAGGTAATTCTGATGGTTATAATGGTTTTTCAGACTGGGGTACAAACAAACGTATTGTTGGTGATGTTAATGTAACAGTCCCATCAGGTACTCAGTTAAAATGGAAAGTTGTTACAGCAAACCAAGGTCCAGCTAAAAATACAAGGCTACATGGAGTTGCTCTGACTTGGGCTTAAACATACCCAATATAGTAATACCACCAGTAGAGAATATAGAAACAATATCTATACCTCTACCTACAGCTGACGTACCAAGTTATGTACCTTTGGTTGTACCTCCTAGTGATTTACGAGAACCAAAAGGTACAAAACCTGTAGAAACTGTAGACCCACCTAAACCAACTTTACCACCTCCTTTTCCACCTTATCCTTTACCATCGACTGAGGTGTTAGTTCCTACAATCATTACAGCTGTTACAGCCGTAGCAGCTACAACTGTAGCCACACCTATCATACAAGATATTAAAGAAAGAATAACAAAGTTTTTAAATAATAAAATAAAAAAATGGAAAGAAAACCGGAAGAAAAAAAGGGACTCTTTACAAAACTCAAAGAAAACATAGATGACCATGAAGAGCAGATGCAAATACTAGGTGCGATGGTGCGTCTAGGTGTTGTAATCTGGTCAGGATTTATTATTACATTAAACTATGTTGAATTACCTATGGTCAAGAAGTCAAATACTTCAGCCGATATCACGTTCGTTGCTTCTGTGTTTACCGGAGCACTTGCTACTTTCGGACTAACTACAGGTAATGGTAAAAAAGACAAAGAAAAACCAAAGACATGAAGAAACTGATTCTTCTCTTAGCATTGTTATCACCCGCAGTTGCAAGAGCTAATACTGTCACGCCCCAGTTTACTACAGGGTCGATGAATAGTACAACTACAACAACCCAAACGATAACTGAGGTCGAGCAACGTCA